ACGACATCATCTTATCCACCCAGAACGGCGAACCGGTGGCATCCAGCCGGGACGTCGCCAAGCGCTTCGGCAAACGCCATGACCACGTCATCCGCGACATCGCGGAAATCGTGAAGAGCTTCCCCAAAAATGGGGACCCCCCGCTGTTCTTCAAGACCGAGTACGTCCACCCTCAGAACCACCAGAAGTACCCCATGTACCTGATGAACCGGGACGGCTTTTCGCTGCTGGCGATGGGCTTTACCGGCAAGGAGGCCGCCCAGTGAACGGCCGCAACAAGCGCTGGGCAGAACAGCGCTGGGACGCCCTCCAGCCTGACCGGCTGGCACACATCCGCAAAAAGAAGGAGGACAAAAGCCATGAGAAAGCCAAGAAGCCCTTACCTGAAGCTGGCCCGCCTCATCGAGGACGAAGGGTTTGAGCATCGGGAGTTTGCCAAGCTGGTCGGCATGGGTGAAAGCACCCTGTCCACCCGCCTGAACCCGAAGCCGGAGCAAAAGAACAATGAGTGGCGCCATTACGAGATCACCGCCATTTGCAGGGAGCTGCACATCCCGCAGGAGCAGATCGGAGAGTATTTCTTCCCGAAGGTTGAGAAAGGAGCATGAACATGAAGATCAAGTCACGAGTATGGCACTGGCTGGCCGTCGCATGCGGCGGTGCGGGTCTGGTGCTGGGCATGGGTGCCGAGGGCACCGCACAGACGGGCGGCACCCTCAACGGCAACGCTTTCACCACGGCGGTGGTGCTGATCCTGACCGGGCTGCTGTGCATGAAACTGGGCTTCCTGGCACAGGAGCGTGAAGAGCGGGAGACCAAGGGCCGCCACGGCTGCGGCAAGATCACCCGCAACCACGCCCGCAACGACGAGTACCCTGCCCTGCCGGAGCGCAGCAGCCGCGGCGCATGACCGGGCCCCGATCGGTCAACTGGTACACCATCTACGACGCCCAGACGGACGAGATCGTGGCCTGCGGCACCGCGGACATGATCGTGCAGCAGATGGGCTATGCCAGCAAGCACAGCTTTTTCAGCGCGATCACCCACACGAGAGAGCATCACAACAACAAGTACATTTACCACATCGAAAAGGTCTCCCGCAAAGAGCTGGAGGAAATGCAAAGGAAGGTTTGAGCATGAAGATCACAATTGACTTGGAACCGAGCGGTCTGATCTCCGTCCACTACGATGACAAGATGCCCCCGCATGTCGCTCTTAACACCCTGATGACCACGACCGTCAACGTTTTTGCACATTGCCTGCGCAAGAATATGACGCACGAGGAGATCAGCACCCTGAGCCACAAGTTCGGCAAGGCCATGGAGAGCGCTGCCCTTGCACTGTACAAGCTGGAACAGGATGGTGTGCCCGGCGGGTTCTCCGGCAAGGAGGCGGCTTTCCTCAAAAAGCTGTTTGAATCATGACCAGGCAAAAAGAAAGAGCCTGCCCGTGCGCCAACACGGACAAGCCCAACATGGATGACTTTCCACCAGAGTATACCATGGACACGGCCCAGTTGCAATATGCAGGCATCCTCTACTATGCAACGGACGGCCGCGGGCATAATTTCAAGGCGTCCACTGTCCTGCGGATGGATAGCACCCAGTTTGGCGATCTGATCCACTGGCTGCACTACCACCTGAAAGGCAGCAACCCGCCGCCTGCCCTGTATCACCTTGAAATGCTGCTGCAAAGCCTCGAATACCTGCGGGGCGGGCGGCAGTACCTGTACAACTCAATCTATGACATCCAGAGATTGGAGGCATACCCATGAAAACCGTAAAAATCGTATACGAATCGTATGACGCCCCGCATGACCCTGCGCCCCGTGAGCGCGCCATATCTCTCACGCTGGAGGACAAGGACGCGGACAAGCTACTCCGTGTCCGAACGCCTTATAATCGCACCGAGAACATCACGCTTGACGGTGATCGCCTTTATACTTCCCTGTGGTCCATGGAGCACCTGATGGGCCGGTATATGATTCTTGGATGCAAAGTTTTGAGCATTGATCCGGCTTGACCGGTGCCCTCCGATGATGGCAGGAGGTAAAACAAAAGCCACTGCCAGCGCATAGCGCAAAGAAAGGAGCTGATCCCATGGGAAGGATGGTCACCGTTGAGGAGTGGGCCGAGATTCACGGGAAAACACCCGCCACCGTCAAGCGTAAGATCCACGCCAACGCATGGCCCGACGCAAAGCAGGCCACACTGGACGGGAAACTGGTGTGGATGCTTGACGAGGATTGGCTGTGGCCCCGCGCCATGACCCCGACAAAGCAGGCAAAGCTGCTGTGCGAGATCCGCCGCCTGATGCCTCCTGTGGTCTACACTACCGCAGAGGATGGCACAGTGATCTGCATGGTGCCCTGCACCCATCACACCCACGTTGCCAGCGGTGTGACCGCTGACGAGATGAATGATCTGTGGAGAGCTTCCCCCCCTCAGAGGGCCGCCGCACAGGCTGCCCTGCAATACGGCTGGCTGCACCCTCTCGCAGATCCGAGATCCTACAACGAGAGAGGAGAGCGTTTACATAATGCCTACCGCAAAAAGTAACACTGCCCGCAGAAAGGCCCCGCAGAACGCGCAGGAGCGCCCGGCGGCGCAGGCGATACAGTTTCCCCTGCCGTACACGAAACCCCGGCAGACGGCCCCGCAGGAGGTGCAGGTGGTTGTTTGCGAGTGCAGCCCCGATGCCGTGCGCGTCCGGTGCCTGCCTGACCCTGCTGCCATTGTCCGCATGATGGATGATACTTTCGGCCCTCTGGGCTGGACACGCCGCTATTACTTCGCGGATGGCCGCCTCTGGTGCGGCGTGGGCGTGTATCACCCGCTGATGAACAACTTCGCCATCAAGGACGCAGCTGCCCCGGCGGGCAAGCTGCAGATCTCTAACCCCGACAAGTGGAAGGAAAACGGCAGCTTTCTGGCTGCTTGCGCGCTCTGGGGTGCCGGTGCTGACGTGATGGCACTTCCCTCCCTGACCTTTGCCGCCGATCAGGTCAGCATTGACCCGGTGCACAAGCGGGCAAAGAACCCCAACGACCCGCCCACGGTGGCGGGCTACCGTCTGCACAGCGCTCTGACCGTGGACAAGCTGCTGCGGGCTGAAGATGGGCACATCATCGGTGCGCAGCTGCTGCAGGGAGAGCGTAAAGTGGTATGGCAAGCAGAGTGATCGGCCGCCTGCCGGTGGTGTATTATCCACAGACCGGCAAGCTGGAAGTGGAAAGCGCCGGGGAATTTGTGGAAACTCAGCTCTTCCAGCGGCTGGATGAACTGGCCAAGGACAAGCCCCTGCGCCTGACCCTGACCGTGGAGCCAGAGCACCACAAGCGTAGCACGGCCCAGAACAGCCTCATGTGGGCACTGCTCACCATCATGGCAGACCATTACAACGGCGGGCGCACCGGCGGCGTGACCCCGGAGGACTGCTATCTGGAGATGCTGGAGAAGTACGGTGCCAAGGTAGATTATCTGGAAGTCCCGGCGGGTGCTCTGGACATCCTCCGCGGCTGTTACCGCATCGTCCATGTGGTGGAGATCCTGGACACCAACCGCTGCACGGTCAAGTGCACACAGGGTTCCAGCACCTTCACCACCGGCGAAATGAAAGCACTGATCGACGGGATCTTTGACCGCCTCGCTGAGATGGGCGTCAATGATCCCGTGGTAACTGCTTATTGGCAGGAATGGAGTGAAGCATGAAACGCAAACGCTTTGAAAAGCTGATGATCTCGCAGCACAAATCACAGGCTCGCGATATCCGGCAGTCTGTCCGTACCATCATCGAACTGCGCCACTACTCTGAGGGGAACAAGGGCGTCCTGATGGTCTACAACGAAAAAGCCGAGTGCTTTACGGAGGCCACGCTGTACCCTTACGACGAAATGTATGCTAGGATTCAGAGAGGCCAGGGCGCTATTGGAAAGGAGCCTTGACAGATGACCAAGAAAATGACCCGCAAGCGCTTTTGCAAGCTGCTGATGGCTCACGGAACCGACCGGAACACCGCACGGGGCTTGGTGCAGTGTATCAACGCCGCCCGGCGGTATGGCTTCATTGATGGGTTCACCATTAAACTTGTCAACGGCCAGAAGTATCAGGTCGATAATGTGCACTCATACCGCGAGGCTTATGAGAGCACGCAAAAGGATGGGGTGCCGCTTGTCTAAAAGCATCATTCAGGCAGAAAAGGAGTGCTACATCTGCCGCCGCTGGTACGCGGTAAAGACCACGCGCGGGCTGGAGGAGCACCATGTCCTCAATGGGCCGCTGCGCAGCTTTTCGGAGAGGCACGGCCTCAAGGTCTGGCTGTGCCACCAGCACCACAATGAGCCGGGCATGAGCCCGCACTATAACGCCACCTGCGCCCAGAGCCTGAAAGCTGTTGCACAGGCGAAATATGAGGAGAAGAACGGCCCCGGCGCACACGCTGCATGGATGGCCGCCATTGGAAAGGACTATATCAATGCTTAATGTTATCGCAATTATGGGCCGCCTTGTGGCGGATCCCGAACTCCGCACCACCCCGGCGGGGGTGAATGTCTGCCGCTTCCGCATTGCCTGTGACCGCAATTTCGCAAAGCCCGGCGAGCAGCGTCAGGCCGATTTCATTGACGTCATAACATGGCGGCAGCAGGCTGAATTTGTGTGCCGCTACTTCCAGAAGGGCAGTCTGGTCGCCATCAATGGCCGTCTCCAGACCAACAACTATCAGGACAAGAACGGCAACAACCGTACATCCGTTGCCGTGGTGGCGGACAACATCAACTTTGCGGGCTCCAAGAGCACCAACAAGCCGGTGGACGAGGGCGGCGAGGCTGCCCCGCGCTCTGAGACATGGCCAAAGGCTGACCCGCCTGCCAACTATGGCGGCGTGGACGATTTTGCAGTGATTGATGACAGTGACGATCTCCCGTTTTGATTCAGGAGGACAAGCAGGATGAGAAAAGACGGATATGTTGTGGTGCAGCCGTGGATGGTCACAGACTACAACCTCAACGGCAACAAACTCTTGATTTATGCCCTGATCTGGGGTTTTTCACAGGACGAACAGTCTTGCTTTTATGGCTCTGTCAGCTACATTGTGGAGTATTTCAAGCTGAGCAAGCGGGCCGTGCTGAACCTGCTGGCTGAACTGGAAAAGGACGGCCTAATCCGCAAGTGGACTGAGCCGGTAAACGGCAGGCCCACAAACCGGTATGCAGCGCTTCGCCCGGCGGCGTGTGCTTCTGCGTCTGATGGGTGCAAAAAGTGCACCTCTACCGGTGCAAAATGTGCACCCAAGAAAGAAAATAATAATAAAAGCGAGAATAAAGGGCCATCCGCAACTCGTTTTTCACCGCCTATGGTGGAACAGGTCAGAGCGTACTTCCGGGAGCGTGGTGTCCCGCCTGCTGATGCTCAGACCGAGGCTGACAAGTTCGTTGATCGGTACGAGGCTAACGGGTGGATCGTGGGTAAAACCAAAATGAAGGACTGGAAAGCGGCAGCGCGTAACTGGCTGAGGAACCGGAAAGAGTGGGGCCAGCCCGCTGCACAGGCTACACCCCCGTATGGCGGGCGTACATGGGAGGATCTGTGATGGATGTGCAAAGCGTGTTGATCGGCGCGCTGCTGATGGACGATCAGCTGGCACCGTATTCCCTGCCAGAGTTGAGCATTGAGCACTTCCGACCTGAATTGCAGCCAACCTTTGCAGCGGTGCAGGGCTTCTGGATCACAAAGGGCATTCTGGATATCATGCAGATTGTGGCAAAATACCCGGATCAAAAGCAAAACCTGATGTCTTGCGTGTCCTCCTGTGAGAGCGAGTGCATCCGCATAACCCGTGACCGTGTGGAAGAATGGACGCGGATCATCATGGAGGATGCTGCAAAGGTGCGTTTTCAGAGCCTTGCCTTTAAGGCCGTGGATGCTGCAACCGCCTTTGATGACCTGCCGGATCTGTATCAGCAGATGGGTCAGGCGCTGGATATCCACACCGAGAAGGGAGACTTTCAAAGCGTAGGCGAGCTGCTGGATGATTATATCCGACACTTGGGAGAGAAACCCCGGTACATCCGCACCGGTCTGTCCAAGCTGGACGAAAACCTGCATCTCGTCCCCGGCAACTATTTCGTGATCGGCGGCAGACCAAGCGCAGGTAAGACCGCTCTGAGCCTCCAGCTTGCTGCTGGCATGGCCAAGCAGGGCAAGCGTGTGTGTTATTTCTCGCTGGAAACAGACCCGGCCACATTGCAGGCCCGTCTGATTGCCAACCAGCTGTATGCTCCTCTCTCGGCGGTCAAAAATAAAACGCTGTCCATGAACGAACTTGACCGGCTGGCCGATATGAAGCGCTGGCCGCTGTTCATCCGTTCCGCAGCTGGCAAGGGTGTGGCGTGGATCAAGGCACAGGCCCTCCGAATGAAAGCAGATATCATTTTCGTGGACTATTTGCAGCTGATCCATGAGCGTGGCAGCAGTGACCGGTACAATGCAATCACAGAGATCTCCATTGCGCTGCATGAACTGGCCCAGACAACCGGCATCCTCGTTGTGGCGCTGGCCCAGCTGAACCGCAACGCTGCACGGGCAGAGCCGTCCAACGCGGATCTGCGTGAATCCGGCCAGATCGAACAGGACGCGGATGCTATTTTGCTGCTGTCTGCTGACGGTGACACCTATTTCAGCCGCCTGACCAAAAACAAAGAGGGCCGCGTGGGCAATGCCGGGCTGGAATTTGACAAGATGACGCAGCGCTTTACCTGCGTGACCGCAAATTAACAAAAGGCTGCCCGGCGGGGCGCAAAGTCCTTGCATGGGCAAAGCTGCCGGAGCCATACGGAGGAAAATGAAATGCGTGTACTTATAGCTTGCGAGGAGTCACAAGCGGTTTGCAAAGCGTTTCGACTGCGGGGACATGAGGCGTATTCTTGTGACGTTCAGGAACCGTCTGGAGGACACCCTGAGTGGCACATACACGGAGATGCTTTGGCACCTCTTGATGGGGGGCAGGTCATAACGATGGACGATAAAAGTCACTACATTGACGCATGGGATCTCTTGATTGCACACCCGCCTTGCACCTACTTATCCAAAGCCGGCGCAAACCGTTTGATAGTCAACGGAAAAATTCAAGAACCTCGGTATGAGAACGGAATCCGAGCACGAGATTTTTTTCTGAAATTCTGGAATTCCGATGTGGAACGGATTGCGATAGAGAACCCTGTCCCTATGAAAATTTGGGAACTGCCCCAATACAGCCAGATCATTCAGCCGTATATGTTTGGAGATCCGTATATAAAGACAACTTGTTTGTGGCTGAAAAATCTTCCTATGCTTTTCGCAACAGATGTTGTTGTGCCGACCTCTAAATGGGTGTCTGCATCAGATCACCGTGCAAAAAAGACCGGTGACGCATGGGCGAAAAGTGGACACAGGAGCGCAAAGGTAAGAAGCAAAACATTTCCCGGCATTGCAAATGCAATGTCTATGCAATGGGAGCCTAAATAGACAACGGAGGAGGATGCAGTCCGATGATCTATGAAGAAAAAAAGGAATGGTTGCGGCGGTACCGCAAAGCCGCAAAGCTGGAAAAGATCAAGTTGGAAGAGGTAGAGCGGTACCGTACAGACGCGGAGCATATCACGCAGGTGCTCTCCCCTGTTCCCGGCGGCGCTGGTGACGGTCAGGCATTGCCCAGATCTGTGGAGCGCATCGCGGATGCAATGCAGGCAGCCAACGCGCAGGTGATGGAGTGTCAGAGGATCTGCAAGGAGATCCTGAGCGTCATGAACCAGACCGTGGACATACAGGATTACGAGATCCTGTACCTGCGGTACATCGGCGGCAAGAAGTGGGAGCAGATTGCCGTCAAGATGGGCATGGAAGTAAGCAGCGTATACAGACGGCACAAGAGAGCCGTCAAGGCGCTGGACGTCCCAGAACGCCAGTAAATACCATGTTTTGGGGGCACTTTGCAATACAATACCATGTTTTGAGGGCAACTTGCACTGTTTTTCAATGTTTTGCCTGTGATATTATTAGACTGCGAAAGCCGCAAGGAGCTGGACAACATCCAACACCCTGCGGCTTTTGTATTGCTCGGCTGCGACAGGGGAACAACCTTTATCGACCAACAGCCTGAATGTACCAGCCGGGCATTTTGCTTTGCTATCCAGCGGCACCGTCCGGGCCTGTACCCGGCGGGGCCTTTGAATAGACGCGGGTTCTGGACATCATCCCACAATGTGCATGGCAGCATAGCCAAGCGGTTTCCCTTCCATTCTGACCAGCAAGCTGCCGTTGCGGGCAGCTGTGCACATCCCATGCCGTTGTAGCTCAAGCAGAGCACCGTCCGGTCAGGGCGGGTCACGATGCCGGTTCAAGTCCGGCCAACGGCTCCATATTTACCACCCCCGGCCTCGTTTGTACCCCGGGGTCATTTTATACCCTGCCCCTGCCGCGAAGCACCCCGGCCCTGCAAAAGGCCCCGGAGTGTTTGCCGGGGCACAAGATCTGCCTGCCATTGCGCAGGCTTTTTTGTCTGTCAGGAGGTGGATTGCATGGGCAACCCGCGCTATGCCAACGGCCAGCTGCGGCGGCGCAACCGGGCCCGGCTCCGGGCGATGGGCGGCGAATGCGGCATCTGTCACGGGCGTTTCGGTCCGATCCATTACGATGAGCCTTCCGACGCGCAGCACCCGCTGTCCTTCGTGGTGGACGAGATCAAGCCGGTTTCCCGCTGGCGGGAGTTCGGCTACCCATCGGCGCGGGCCGCTGCGGAGGATTGGGACAACCTCCAGCCCGCGCACTGGTTCTGCAACGCGCAGAAGGGCAACAAAACCGGGCAAAACGGCCCGAAAACGGGCAGATTCGTGCGGATTCCGAAGGTTTCTGACGGTGACTGGTGAGGGGTAGGGAGGGTTCCCCTCCCCCGCCCACGGCGACTCCCGCGCTGTCCAGCGCCGATTTACACACGGGAAAATTCTGAAAGGGGTGTCAGGCCATGGCGACCATGAAAAGCATCACGGCACGGGGCACCCGGCTGGAGCAGCTCAAACAGCTGGCCAAGGTGCTGGCGGCGGGCATCGACACCTGCGAGGATTGCCGGGCCCTGCCTCAGCTGACCAAGCAGTACCGTGAGACCATCCGGGAAATTGAAGAGATCGAAGGAGCAAACAACAATGGCGACGAGATCGGCGAGATCCTCGCAGAGCGTGAAAATGATGGGAAGCCAGGAGCCGTCCGAACGCATCGCGCCGGAGTACCGGGCCACTGACGGGCCGGATGCCGTGCGCATCCTGCGGGCGGGCGGCACCGTGCTGGACCCGTGGCAGAGCGACATCCTGGACGACTGGATGGGCCGCACCGTGTCCGGCAAATGGACTGCCCCCACGGCGGGCGGCAGCGTGCCCCGCCAGAACGGCAAGAGCCTGCTGGTGCAGGGGCGGGCGGCGTCCGGCATGCTCATGTTCAACGAAACGGTCATCTACACGGCCCACCTGCAAAAGACCGCCACCGAGACCTTTGAGGAAATGCGGGCCTTTTTTGAGGGCCCGAAAATGCGCCGGTATGTTTCCGAGATCCGCACCGCCCTGGGCCGCGAACAGATCATCCTGAAGAGCGGCGCAAAGATCAAGTTTCTGGCCCGTACCCGCAACGGCGGACGCGGCCAGCACGGCGACCTGCTCATCTTCGACGAGGCACAGGAGCTGGACGAGACTGCACAGGGCAGCTTCATCCCGGCCATTTCGGCCAGCCTGACCCCCCAGACCATCTACGTCGGCACCCCGCCCGGCCCGGATGCCGTGGGCACCGTGTTCCGGGCCCTGCGCAAGCGGGCGCTGGAGGGCGAAGCCAAAAAGGCCGCGTGGTTCGAGTTCAGCGTGCCGGAGATCGGCGACGTGAAGGACCCCGCCCGCTGGGCAGCGGCCAACCCGGCACTGGGGCGGCGCATACAGTACGACACCATTGAGGGCGAAAGCGAACAGCTGGACCCGGACACCTTCGCCCGGGAGCGCCTGGGCTGGTGGAGCCCGGTAGCCACCGAACATCTGGACTATGCCCTCGACCGCAAGGCGTGGGCAGCCTGCGCCAGCGAGGACGAAAAGCCGGAGGGCAAGACCGCCTACGGCGTCAAGTTTGCCGCCGACGGCAGTTCCGTGTGCCTGTGCGGCGCGGTCATCCCGAAGGAGGGGCCCGCCCGCGTCTCCCTCATCGACCTGCGGCCCACCGGGCAGGGCCTTGCTTGGCTGGCGGACTGGCTGTGCGACCGGTACGGCAAGGCAAGCTGCGTGGTCATCGACGGGCGCAACGGCGTGGACGTGCTGGTGGAGCGCATCCGGGAAGTCTGGAAGGCAAAGAACGCGGTCGTCCGGCCCGGAGCACGGGACGTGATCGCCGCCGTGAGCTTGTTCACCAACGCGGTGAGCGAGGGCGGCCTGACCTGGTACGCACCCCAGACCGCCCTGAATGAGAGCGCCGTTACCGCAACCAAGCGCCCCCTTGCGGGCGGCTTTGGCTTTGGCGGCGAGAACAGCCTGCCGGTGGAAGCCTGCGCGCTGGCCCTGTGGGGCGCAAAGACCTGCCGCCGCGACCCCACCCGCAAGATGCGCATCGGCTGAAAGGAGCACCATGTTCGTCACCCTGAATTTTGGCCCGGTGGAGGGCCTGAGCGCGGAAGAACTGCAGCAGCTGCAGGATCTGGCCGACGCCTACAACTACCACCAGAGCCGCAACCGCCTGAAAGATAAATATTACGAGGGCCACGTCACCCTGCAGGACGTGAACCTTGGCATTGCCCTGCCGCAGGGCCTGCGCAACCTGGAAGTGGGCTGCAGCTGGGGCCAGAAGGCCGTGGACGTGCTGGCAGCGCGCTCCATGTTCGACGGCTTTGTGGGCACCGGCGGCAGTCTGGACAGCCTTGCAAAGCTGGTGGCCGATAACCGCCTTGTGGCACAGTACGCCAAGGCCTGCCGGGACGAGCTGAAATACGGCTGCACCTTTGCCACTCTGTCCGGGGACAACGCCATCGGCTGCAGCATCCGGTTCCACTCGCCTGCCACGGCAGCCGCCCTCTGGAGCGGCGAGAAGGGCCGCATCGACTGCGGCCTTGCCATCGTGGACACCGTGAAGGATGAGCACTTCGAGGGCACATGGCGGCCTTCCGTGGTCAACTTCTACACAGATGACGCGGTCATTGTGCTAAATTCCAATGGCAGCTTCTGGACGGCGCAGCGCCACGCCCACAAGATGGGCCGTCCGCTGATGGAACCGCTGATCTGGAACGCCACCAACTCCAAGCCCTTCGGCCGCTCCCGGCTCAAAAAGCCCATCCGCGCTCTGATCGACGATTACATCCGCACGGCAGCCAACGCCACCATCGCGCTGGAGTTTGCCACCACGCCCCAGAAGTACATCCTCGGCGTGACCGATGATCAGTATGACGCCATCATTTCCAACAAATTCAAGACCTACATGGGAGCCATCATCGCCGCCACGGCCAACCCGGAGACCGGCGAAAACCCGACCCTGGGCCAGCTGGCACAGGGCAGCCTGACGCCTCATGTGGAGAAGATGCGGATGACCGCCACCCAGTTTGCGGCGGCCACCGGCCTGACCGTGACCGACGTGGGCGTTGTGAACGACGCCAACCCCACCAGCAGCGACGCCATTCTTGCCCAGAGCCAGACGCTGGTGCTTCTGGCCCAGCAGCTGAACACCGGCAACGGCGACGCGCTGCGCATCATTGCCTGCATGGCACAGGCCGTGGCACGGGACTGCCGCCTGGCCGACCTAACCGAGGAAGAGACCGGCATCATGGCCCACTTCAAGAACCCCGCCATGCCCAGCGTGGCCGTCACTGCAGACGCCGCCATCAAGATCGCATCCGCCCGGCAGGAGTTCGCCGGCACGGACACGTTCCTGGAGATGATCGGGTTTGACCAGGCGGACATCCGGCGCATCAAGGCGCAGGAGCAGCGGGCACGGGGTGCACAGGTGTTGATGGAGATGGAAGATGAAACTGACACAAGCGGCGTGGGATGATTACATTTCCCGGCTCTCCCGGCTGAACCAGAAGGCCGGGCAGCTCATGCGGGAGTACATGGACGGGCACCCGGAAGCCGACACCGACGCCCTCATCCGCTACGCCTATGCCCTTGTGACCAAGTACGGCGAGGGCAGCGCAGAGCTGGCCTGCCAGATGTACGACGCCCTGGCCGAGGCGCAGGGGGTCACCCTGCCCGCTGCAGAACCAGCTCCCACCGCCACCTACGGCGAAGTGACCGGCATGGTTAAGGCCACGCAGGACAGCCCGGCAAACCTGCAGAGCGGCGTTTCCCGCATGGTCAAGCAGGCCGGGGCCGACACCACCGCGCACAACGCCATCCGGGACGGTGCAGAATGGGCGTGGGTGCCCCACGGCGATGCCTGCCCGTTCTGCCGGATGCTGGCCTCCAACGGCTGGCAGCGGGCCAGCAAGAACCTGCTGAAGAAGGGCCACGCCCAGCACATCCACGCCAACTGTGACTGCGAGTTCGCGGTGCGGTTCAGCCGTGGCTTTGACGTTGCCGGGTACGACCCGGAAGAATACCTCCGGCAGTACCGGGAGGCGGGCGGTGACGTGAACGCATGGCGGCGGATTGATTATGCAGCCCGGAAGGATGTTATCAATGCGCAGAAGCGGGCGGCGTATGCGGCTCAGGCGTACCGAAAAGACAGAGGCGCAGTCAGCGAGATATCTCTGATTCGGCGTTCGGAGGAAGTCAAGCTCTCTGTAAGACAGGTTGAATCTTACAAAACGCCGGTTTATGTTTCAGACCAGGCAACAATAAAGCCGAAAGCTCTCCATAGAATCAATCAAAATACCGAAAAAGCGCTTTCCGACTGGGGTGTCAGCCTTGACCGGAAGCCCAAAATCATCGTTGTCGGCGATAACGAGCTGCGCGGCGCAGTCGGTATTTACGACCCGTGCGAGAACGTTGTTTATTATGCAGAAAGCGTTGGCAAAAAGACTGTTCAAGACGCTTCTGGTGGTTTCGGAGTAATCGAAGCTCACGAAATGTGGCACATGAAACAGGCCGAGGACTTCCGGCAGTCCGGCTGGGTTATCACCCGTGAAAACCGTGCAGAATATCTTGATGCCCTGTGCAAAAAGTGCAAAGGACGCATTGACAAACTGGGTATCACGCGCGATAATGTAAGAGAGTTGAGCCAATACGCAGCTGATATGTATTTAGGCGAACGTTTTGATGAAGTCGAAGCAGAATTCATGTCATTAAGGAGGCGAAAATAATGGTCATTCTGAAATACCCGGCGGATATTCAAAAATTGATTGATATTTTCGACCCCTACCGTGAAGCCATTTCGTCCAAACAATTTGACCAGATTCCACCTGAAGCGGTGGACGCATTCAACAAGTTCAAACAGTGGTCTTGGGAACAAGACCAGTAATCCAACCACGATGCACCCGCACCGTGGTTTTTTGTTGCCCATTTTCAAAGCACTGTGCAAAAGCACGGTGCTTTTTTCATGCCGTCTTAGCTCAGCAGGAAGAGCGGCTGCCCCGTAAGCAGCGGGTCGATGGTTCAAGCCCATCAGGCGGCACCACGCTGTGAACCACAGCAAATACACGCCACGGCTGCGGAAAAGCCGGGAAAGGAATTTACCACTATGGCAGAAACTGTACATCAGGAACCCACCACCCCCGCTGCCGAGGGGCAGCAGAACAATGAGCGCACCTTCACCCAGGCCGAGATGAACGCTATCATCTCCGACCGGCTGAGCCGGGAGCGCTCCAAATACGCCGACTACGACGATCTGAAGGCCAAGGCCCAGCAGTTCGATGCCGCGCAGGAAGCGGGCAAGACCGAGCTGCAGAAGGCAAACGAGAAGGCCGTAAAGCTGCAGGCGCAGCTGGACAGCATGACCCGTGCAAACACCCTGCGGGATATCCGCGGCAAGGTGGCGGCCGCCACTGGTGTGCCCGCCGAACTGCTTTCCGGCGACACCGAAGAAGCCTGCACTGCACAGGCACAGGCCATCCTCAAGTTTGCACAGCCGGGCTATCCCAGCGTCCGGGACGGCGGCGAAGTCCGCAACAAACCCACCGGCTCCACCCGCCAGCAGTTTGCTGACTGGTTCGCGCAGGTGACCAAGTAACAGCAAAGGAGTTTTTTCTATGGCAACCGATATCAACCGCACTACCACCATCACCCTGCCCGGTGAGGTGTCCAGCGAGATCCTGCAGAAAACGCAGGAGAGCTCCGCCGTCATGGCGCTGGCCCGCTCCATCAAGCTGCCGGGCCTGGGCGTGACCATTCCGGTCATCACCGGCGACCCGGAGGCCGCATGGGTCGGCGAGACCGACAAGAAGCCCGTCAAGCGCGGCACGCTGGCCACCAAGGTCATGCAGCCCTACACGCTGGCCGTCATCGTGCCCTTCTCCAACCAGTTCCGCCGCGATGTGCCTGCCCTGTATGACGAGCTGGTCAAGCGTCTGCCGCTGGCACTGGCCCAGAAGTTCGACGCCACGGTGTTTGGCGGCGTCACTGTGCCCGGCTCCAACTTCGACACCCTGAAGGGCTGCACCGCGCAGGAGATCGGCACCAATGCCTATCAGGGCCTTGTGGCTGCCGACGCCGACATCTCCGACCACAACGGCATCCTGAACGGCTGGGTGCTGTCCCCCAAGGGCAAGGCCGCCCTGCTGAACGCCGTGGACACCACCGGCCGCCCGCTGTTCCTGAACAACGTGGCCGAGGGTGCCGTGCCCATGATCCTGGGCGCAAAGACCCTGCAGAGCAAGGGTGCCTACATCGCGGATTCCACTGCCGCCAAGAAGCACGTTGTCGGCTTTGCCGGTGACTGGTCGCAGGCCATGTACGGCACCGTGGAGGGCGTGCAGATCGCAATTTCCGACCAGGCCACCCTGACCGACGGTTCCACCACCATCAACCTGTTCCAGCAGAACATGTTCGCCGTGCGTGCCGAGATCGAGGTGGGCTTCCGCTGCGACACCACCGTGTTCAACAAGCTGACCAAGACCGAAGCCTGATGAGGTGTTCCCATGACCTACGCCGAAGTGTTTGATGTGGAAGCCGGGTTCCGTGCCCTCTCCAAGGACGAACAGGAGCGCTGCAGCGCCCTGCTGAGTGAGGCGGCGGTCATCATCGACGCCTATAACCCGGACGCCGGAGAGGACGCAAAACGGCTCGTTTCCTGCCGGATGGTGCGCCGCCAGCTGGGCGAGGACGACAGCACCGGCGGCGTCAGCTTCCCCATGGGGTCCACCCAGGGCACTGCCACGGCGCTGGGCTACTCCCAGAGCTGGACCATGAGCGGCGGCTCTTCGGGTGAGCTGTATCTGTCCAAGCTGGAAAAGAAACTGCTGGGCGTGGGCAGCCGTCTGGGGGCCCGCAGCCCGCTGGAGGACTTATGTTGAAAGGCATCGACGTCACCCTGTACGAAAAGACCCAGACCGGCACCGACGAAGCCGACGCCCCGGTCTACGCCGAAACGCCGGTCACCGTGCACAACGTGCTGGTGGGCGAGCCTTCCGCCGAGGAGATCACCACCGAGCTGCAGCTGACCGGGCGGCGGCTGGCCTACACGCTGGCCATCCCCAAGGGCGACGCCCACGACTGGAACGACGTGCAGGTGGAGTTCTTTGGCCAGCGCTTCCGCACCTGCGGTGGCGTTGTGCAGGGCATCGAACGCATGATCCCCCTGTGCTGGAACAAGAAAGTGCAGGTGGTGCGCTACGAGTAAAGTCCGTTTCGAGCTGAACCGCGCCGGGGTGCGTGCCCTGATGCGCAGCCCGGAAATGCAGGCCGTGCTGAAGGCGCGGGCCGACACCGTGAAAGACCGCTGCGGCGACGGGTACGAGGCCTATGTGGCCGCCACCCGCGCCGTGGCCGTGGTGGAGACCGCCACCCCGCAGGCCGTTGATGACAACTCTGCCCACAACACCCTGCTCAAAGCAACCTCGACTGCACACAGCATTGAGGGCGTGCATCACCACAAGCGCCTGAAAGACTGCCGGGCCATCCGCTACAGGAGGAAGAAATGATCGAAGAAACCATCCGCAGCTTTCTGGCCGAGCGGCTGGACGTGCCGGTCCGGCTGAGCGTGCCAACCCCGGCCCCCGCCCGCTTTGTGGTGGTGGAAAAGACCGGCTCCGGCTATGAGGACGGCATCTACAGCGCCACCATCGCGGTGCAGTCCTACGGGCCCGCCGCCACCAGCCACGACGGCACCCTGGATGCGGCCAAGCTCAACGAGCTTGTCAAGGCCGCCATGCAGGACGCCGACAACCTGCCGCAGCTTGTGCGCTGCGACCTTTATTCCGACTACAATTTCCCCGACACCACCCGAAAACGACCCCGCTATCAGGCCGTTTTCGGCGTGGTGCATTACTGATCGAAAGGAGCCTTTTTTATGGCAGATGCAAAGAACGTGACCGCTGCAAAGCCCAAGGTGGGCGGTGCCGTCTGGCGTGCACCGCTGGGCACCACTTTGCCCACCGACGCCAAGACCGCGCTGGACAAGGCATTCAAGAGCCTGGGCTATATCTCCAGCGACGGCCTGACCAACGCAAACTCGCCCTCCAGCGAGAACACCACTGCCTGGGGCGGCGACACCGTACTGACCCAGCAGACCGAGAAGCCGGACACCTTCGCTTTCACCCTGCTGGAATCCCTGAACCCTGACGTGCTGAAGGCCGTGTACGGTGACGACAACGTCACCGGCGACCTGACCACCGGCATCACGGTCAAGGCCAACTCCAAAGAACAGAAGGACTGCTGCTGGGTGGTGGAGATGATCATGAAGGACGATGTGAACAAGCGCATCGTCATCCCGGACGCCGCCGTCACCTCGGTGGGCGACATCACCTATTCCAACGGCGCGGTGGGTTACAACACCACCCTGACCGCCGTGCCGGACACGACCGGCAACACCCACTACGAGTACATCACCGCCAAGGGCGTGTAAGGAGGATCTGACATGATCACTGCAAAAACCAACGACGGCTTTGAAATTGAGCTGAGCGAGGACGCACTGGACGACGCCGAGCTGCTGGACGCCTTGGGCGGCATGCGGGACGGCAACGTCTTTGATATGAGCCACCTGACCCTGCGCCTGCTGGGCAAGGAGGGCCGCAAGAAGCTGTACGACCACCTGCGCACCCCGGATGGCCGTGTGCCGGTGGCTAAGGTGGCGGACGCTCTGGGCGAGCTGATGAACAGCTTCACGGCCGGAAAAAACTCTGCATCCTCGCCGAACTGATCGCATCGGACGAGGACGCCCTGATCTGCGATTTCGTGCAATATTACCATGTGCTGGACTGGCGTGCCCTTCCGCTGCGTCTGGCCGCCACACTGGCCGCAGGCCTGCCGGAAACGAGCCGCAGCCTGCGCAAGGCGGCAGGCCGCACGGTGGACTTTGAGACGGAACTGCTGGCCTATGCCGCCGACCGCCTGACTCAGGTGCTCTGGTGGCTGCACAGCGACACGTCCAAGCCGCCCTCCGTGCTGGCCGACCTGCGCGGCGAGGCGGACACCAGCAACGTGCAGAGCTACGCCAGCGCAGAAGAATTTGACGCCGCACTTGCGGCGCTGAAAGGAGGTTAACACCATGGCGGACGGAATCGAACTGGGCAAGGCGTATGTCCAGATCGTGCCCTCGGCGCAGGGCATCAAAAGCGCCCTGACTGAGATGTTTGACGAAGAGACCGAAGGCCTTGGCGAGCAGACCGGGCAGAGCATCGGTCAGGAACTCATCGGCACCCTGAAGAAAGTGATCGTGGCGGCCGGCATCGGCAAGATCATCTCGGATTCCATCAACATGGGCGGTGCCCTGCAGCAGAGCCTTGGCGGCGTGGAAACGCTGTTCAAGGACAGTGCCGACACGGTCAAGGAGTACGCCGCGCAGGCATACCGGACCGTGGGGCTTTCGGCCAACGACTACATGGAGCAGACCACCAGCTTTGCGGCCAGCCTGCTGTCTAGCGTCAGCCAGGACACCGATGCTGCCGCCCAGCTGGCCAACATGGCCATGGTGGATATGGCCGACAACGCCAACAAGATGGGCACGGATATGCAGGATATCCAGAACGCCTATCAGGGCTTTGCCAAGCAGAATTACACCATGCTGGACAACCTCAAGCTCGGCTACGGCGGCACCCAGGCCGAGATGCAGCGGCTGCTGAACGACGCCACCAAGATCTCCGGCGTGAAGTACGACCTGGGCAATCTGGCCGACATGTACAGCGCCATCCATATCATCCAGCAGGAAATGGACATCACCGGCACCACCGCCAAGGAAGCCGCCACCACCCTGACCGGCAGCTTTGCCGCCATGAAGGCGGCTGCGGAAAACGTGATGGGCAACTGGTCCACCGGTGCCGATCTGACGGAACCGCTGCAGGCGCTGGCCGACACGGCACAGACCTTCCTTGTGGACAATCTGCTGCCCATGATCGGCAACGTACTGGCAGGCATTCCGGAAATTGTTTATAGTCTTGTGCCGGAGCTCCTGCAGACCGGCACCGAGCTGCTCAGTTCCCTGGCACAGGGCTTCACCGAGGGCATCCCGGAGTTCTTCTCCACCGCTCTGCCGCAGCTGCTGGCCTTTACGGACCAGCTGCGGGACAACGCGGCCAGCTTTGTGGACGCCGGTCTGAACCTCATCACCCAGCTGCTCAACGGTCTGATCGCCGGTCTGCCGGATCTGATCGCCTATGTGCCGGACATCATCATCAACATCTGCGGCATCATCAACGACAACATGCCCAAGATCCTCGGCGAGGGCGTGGCCATCATCGTGCAGCTGGTCGTGGGCATCGTCAAGGCGATGCCGGATCTGCTGGCAAACTGGAAGAAGATCCTGCAGGCCGTCCTGTCGGTGATCTCGGCCATTAACTGGCTGAACATCGGCAAAAACATCCTCACTGGTGTGGCAAACGGCGTCAAGAGCATGGGTTCCAGCATGCTGAATGCCTTCAAGGGCGGATTTTCCAGTGCTCTTGCCTGGATCAAGAGCCTGCCCTCGCAGGCCGTGCAGTGGGGCAAGAACCTGATCCAGAGTTTCATCAACGGCCTTACCGGCAAAGGCGGTGCGGTTGGTGCAGGAGCCATCGCAGCCACCGCCGGTGCCACCATTGCTAAAACCGCCAGCGGGAACGACTGGTCCTCCGTCTGGGCGGACGCCAACGCCGACGTGGCCGACAGCGCCCAGTCCATGGCGGAGGTGGTCGTCCCGGCCTATACCAAGTCCGGGGACGCCGCCACCAAGGCGGCCAAAAAGACCAAGGCCGCCGCACAGGCCGCCGAGACCCTACTGTGGTCCCTGCAGGACGCAGGCCACACCGACACCACCAACGCCCTGGGCAAGGTGACCATCCAGACCACCGAGCTCACCGAGCACCTGAAAAAGGGCTCTGAAGAGTACGACCGCCTGACCAAAACCGTGACTGAATCCGGTAAGGAAATGGTCAACGGTGTGGCCAAGAACTACAAGACCGTCACCAAGTATGTGACCGAAAACGGCAAGACCATCGCCCAGACCCAGAAGGTCTACGAGGAAATTGCCGCCACTGTGGCCAAGACCGTTACGTCTACAACGGATTCCGTGGTCAATGGCATTGCCACCAGCACCAAGACCATCACCGAGACCCTGACCGACAAAACCACGACCCAGAAACAGGTCATCACCGAGACCTACAACGACATCGTGGACGGGGCGCTGGTCACGGTGGAGCGGGTCAAGACCATTGCCGCCGACGGTGTCCCGCAGACCACCGAGGAGATCAAGAAAGCCTCTGCCAACAGCTTTGACGGCCTCGTCAAAGGCTGGCAGGACGAGGCCCACAAGGGCGTGGTGGGTACCTTCAGCACGCTGGTGACTGCTGTGAAGAAGCAGGACTGGCAGTCTGTCGGCGAATGGGTGCTGTCCACCCTGTACAACGGCCTTGCCCCGCAGGCAAAGCAGCTCATTGACGACTTCGGCAAGAACCTGATCCAGCAGGTCAACAACTTGCTGGGCAAGGGGGTCAGTGCCGTCTCCAACGGCCTGTGGGATATGGGCGGCGACCTCGCCAAGGGCCTGACCAGCGGCTTTGCGGACGTGCTCACGCAGGCGCAGGGCCTTGGTTCCACCCTCACCGGCATCTTTCAGGGGCTGAAAGGCCCGCTCACTGCGGCGGCCACCGCCATCAGCACCGGCCTGAAGGGCGGGTTGATCTCCAGCTTCCCGGAAATTCTGGCCTCCATGGGCACCCTGATCGGTTCCATCGGCAGTGCCTTTGTGGGCATGCTGGAAGCCGTCGCGGCGGCACTGTTTCCCACCGGATTCGGTGCCCCGCAGGCCCTGCTCATGATCGCGGCCGGTGTGGCCCTGACCGCCGCCATTGCGGCCATCGTGGCCGGCGTCGGCGGCGCGTTCAAGCGCAAGACCACCCCCGGCATCTCCGGCGGCACTTCCGGCAGCAGCGCGACCTCCACGGCCTCCGGCTCCCTGTGGGATTACGAGAAGCGTGCTCCGCTGCCGCAGCGCACCCAGCGCCCCAACATCGAGGTCAACCAGTACATTTACAGCAAAGCGCAGACGGCTGCCGACCTGATGCGCGAGGCACAGTACGAGCAGGAAAGGGCGGTGCTGCAGGGTGTTTGACGCGATCTTCAAGGCCAGCAACGGCCTGACCTTTTCCTTTGGTTACGCGGCGGGCGTGCTGTGGAGCATCACCCCGCTGGGTGGCCTGCCCGTGGATCTGGAGACCAGCCAGGGTTACCAGCAGGTGGGTGCCACCGTGGAGAGCCGGAGCATTTCCGGCGTGACCCGCACGGTCACCGGGCGCATCCTGCGCAATCAGGACTACTGCAAGCGACAATTGCGGGATGTGTTCGCGCCCTACGTCACCGGCCGGCTGACCGTGGCCGGGGCCTACTGGTGCGACGCTGAGGTGCAGCGCACCCCGGACATCAGCGTGTCCGGCCGGTGGCCCACCTTCTCGTTTCAGCTCTACTGCCCGGACCCCTACTGGCACAGCGTGAAGGAGCTCACCGTCTCGACCTTGAGCGTAACACCCACCTTCCGCCTGCCGGTGTGTTACGATGTGCACAGCTACGGCGTGCGGGAGCAGGCCAACTATTTGCGCATCGCCAACACCGGGCTGGCCACCCAGGACTGGCAGCTGACATTGGAAGCCCGCGGCCCGGTGGTCAACCCCGGCGTCAAGGACCCGGAGACCGGCGAATTCCTGCGCTTTGTCACCACCCTGCAGGACGGCGACAAGCTCCGGCTGTACCGCGAGAGCGGCCAGCTGAAACTGGAACAGATCATCGACGGCACCGGCTACAACATCATGTCCACGCTGGACGGGAGCAGCACCCTGTGGACCCTGCGCCACGGGACGCAGGCATGGCAGCGCACAGCGGATTCCGGCACGGAATGGCTGTTCCTGACCATGACCTGCAGCACAGCGTTTTCCACCGTGGTCCTGGAGGTGGGCGGCAATGGCTGAGCGGACAAGCGCCCTGACGGCAGGCGGCCACAAGAGCATCTGCGTCTACGACGGCCAGCTGAACCTGCTGGGCCGGCTGGCAAGCTGGGTGTCGCTGGTCTGGCCGGAGCGCTACAACGTGTACAGCGGGGTGCAGGGTGCACAGCTGGAGCTGCACGCCTCCACCGCCCTGCAGGCCCTGTGCCGCCCGGACCGGTACCTCTGGCTCACCGGCTCCGACCGCATCATGCGCATCTGCTCGGCGCAGACCGACCGCTCCGAACACAAGCTCGTGATCTCGGCCAGGGACGCCGCCTGCATCCTGGACGAGCGGATCAGCACCCGGACCCTGAGCGGCTTTGCGGTGGAAAGCACCCTGCGCAGCCTTGTGTCCGGTGCGGCTGCATGGCCGGGGCTGGAGCTGGGCGTGCTTGCAGATCTTGCCGACACCTACACCGGCGAGGTAAAGCCCGGCAGCCTGCTCAGCATCGCCGAGCAGGTGTGCCAGAAACTGGACATCGGGTTCCGGGTGCGGTTCGACCAGCAGGCCAAAAAGCTGCTGTTTGAGCTGTACCGCCCGAAACTGGATCCCAACGCCCGGTACGCCCCGCAGTACGGCAACCTGACCGGCCTGACCTACACTGAGAGCATCACCGACTACAAGAACATCGTGACCGTGGCGGGCGCGGACGGCACCGTCACCGTGGGTGCCACCGGCAACACCGGCTCTGCCCGGCGGGAACTGTATCTGGACGCCACCTCTAAAAAGAAGAAGGACGGCCAGAGCCAGGAGGACTATCTGGCCGCGCTGCGGGCGCTGGGTGAGCAGGAACTGGCCAAGCACACCCGCATTGAGAACTTCCGCTTTACCCCGACCGGAACGGTCACGGTGGGCAAGGTGGTGGCCGCCAGCCTGCCCGGCACCGATATTCAGGCGGCGGCCCGCATTACCAGCGTGACCCTGAGTTCCCAGAAGGGCGAAAACACGGTCACTACCGAGATCGGCACACCCATCCTCAGGAGGAAACCATGAGCATCATCACTTACCCGCTGAACGGCGTCACCTACGACGCGGAGGACGTGAGCACTTACCTGTGCACCCGCACCTCCGGCGTCTACGCCAAGGACACAAATTACGCGGTCAGCGTCACCGGCCCGCGGCAGATCACCGTGGCCCCCGGTCTTGCGTGGATCAACTACGACGATTTCAAGGGCGTCTCGGCCTGCAGCCGGGAGGCGGTCAACCTGACCGTCCCGGACGCCGACAGCACCCTGCCCCGCATCGACCGGGTGGTGCTGCAGTTCGACACCGCAGCCAACCTGACCGCCGTCAAGCTCAAGCCTGGCACGCCTGCCGCCGCCCCGGAGCCGCCCGCCATCCTGCAGAACCACAACCAGTACGAGCTGGGCCTGTGCACGGTGAGCGTGCCCGCAGGCTCCTCGGTGATCACCGCCGCCGACATCACCGACACCCGCGCGG